TAGCTTACCGCCCTCTCGTTTCACTTCTATAAACATCGCCTTGCCGTATTTGATTGCCAGCAGGTCGGGAATGCCGTTGGTCGATGTCTTAATCAGTTTCGTGACATACCAGCCGCGCTCAATCAGTTTGCGTTTAATCTTTGTTTGAATCTGCTGCTCGGTCAAAGTCGTGATATTATGTAGTGAAACAATCGGATTAAATACGGCCTAAGCATTTCGTATATTAGAAAAATTAGTATGTATTTCATTTTTTTATAAATGTTTTATAACAAAATAACTAACTACCCACCAAAATATAAACCCTAATATAAAATATAAAGGGATAAATTTTGGATTGTTTGGATCATTTCTCATAAGTGAATAATCAAATAATAAAAACAAACACCCCTCAATTGACCGCCAAGTGCAAAAGAAGGGTGTTGTTAGTTGTGTGTTTTCTCTTGGCGGTGGTCAAATATAATTAAAGTTTTTTAAATATCGCAAGAGTGAAGTCTTTTTTTTGTTGCACAGTTTTGTAAATATCGTATTCAATACCTCCTTTTGAGAATATCCAAAAGACCTCGTTATTTAAACGCTCTTTTGTAGTTAATCTCGCACGGCTTTGCCAGTAACTTGTCGCGCTAAAATCGATGTTGTAGTAAACCAAATACTTTGCGTTTTTTAAACTGACTCCTTCCCTGCCCGAGAGTATCTGAAGCGCGATATTTTTATTGGTTGCATCAAACTCCTCGACTGAATTTGTCAAGTAATCAGGTCCAAATACTTGCAGGAGCGCGTCCCATTCGGCCTTAAATTTATAAAAGATTGCGATTTTCTCGCCTTTAAACTTCTCCTTTATAAACCTTGCCTTTGAGTCGTCGATTACTTTAGACGTGCCATCTTCGAATTTGCACGTACCGCTTGAAAGTTGGTGAACCTTGCCCATCATTTTTACACCAGAATCCCCTAAAATCACTTGCCCTTGTCCGTTGCGAACGATTAAGTCCTTTTTAAGTCGTCGAATGACCTCGTAAGTGATTGGCTGCATCTCGCACTCCAGTACCATCTCGTTAACGCTTGTCGTAAAGCCTGCCTCTTTTTGTGTGAAAGTTATAACATACGGCCGTGTGGATCTTCGAATAAGATTCTCCTTTGCGTTTGAGTAGTCTTTTACAACGCCATACCCTAATCGTTTCTCCTTTATGTCGACGTATTCAGCGGCCCACTTATAAAAGTTCGCATAGTTTTTATAAGGCGAATAATCACTTACCCAAAATTGATGAAACCACTGCGAGTAACTCTCGGGTGTTGGCGTACCGCTTAGGAATATCATCGGGAGCTTACTGAAACGCTTTTTAAACTCCTTAGCCGTTGCGTTTGGCTTAGGGAATGCTCCAAAGCGGTGGTGTTCATCGTGTATGATTAAATCAAACTCGCCCTTGACTAAATGTAAACTCTCATCGTTTATGATTGTTAAATCAAAAGTAAATCCAAAGTTATCGTAGTCCCACTGAATTGACGAAATCGCTTTCTTTTTTGTTAAAAACAACACTCGCTTAGCTCCATACAATTGCGCAGTATTAAGTGCGGTTAAACTCTTGCCAGTGCGCACCTCCATCGCCAAGTAAACGATTTTTTTATTTCGCAAAATCTCAACTGCCTCAGCTGAGATTTTTGTTTGATAGTCTCTTAGTTCCATTAGAATAGTTTTTGTTGAGCGACGTGATTATTAATACGCTCCATAGCTTTATCAAAATACTCTTTATCTAATTCGCAAGCCGTTAGGTCGAAGCAATAATCGTGGCAAGCGATAGCGATACTTCCGCTTCCTAAATGAGTGTCGAGTATTTTATCGCCTTGCTTTGCGTATTTATCTAAAAGCCATTTATATAATAAAATAGGTTTTTGTGTTGGGTGTATTCTATTACCTGTATTTGATGAAGTTTTGTATTTCCTGGCAATGCATTCAAAAGAAGTCCAAGCTAATTCAAAATGTGAAAAATTATTTGGTTCTCCTAAATTTTTATCCCAAAAAATTATACCCCTTGTATTTTTTAAAAATTCTATAAAATAATTTCCTCCCCAAATAATTTGGTTTTTAGAAACTCTAAAAAGCTCGTCAAAATATTGTTTTTTTGGAATACAATCATCCCATTCATTTAAAGCATATTGTTCATGAAATTTAACTACCCCAGTACTTCCACCTAATAATAATTTTTTACCAATACCATAAGGAGGATCAACTATTGCTAAATCAAAATAGTTATCAGGATAACGAGCCATTAAGGCCATATTGTCTTCGTTAGTTATTGTTAGCATATTAAAAAAATATTTCGTCGGCATCGACTAGGTTATTATCCGTTTTAATTGTAAACCAGCGGAAGCCGTTGGAGTTTCCGTTTAGGTATTCGGCCCCTATAAAGTTGCAGTATTTTTGCACCCAAATGTTGAACTTTTTATTTGTAAGCCACTTTTTAAAATCCTGATATTCGTTTGTAAAATTGATATAATACAATGACTTCTCAAGCCTATCGTTGTGCGGCACGTTTTCAATGTCTTTAATCCATTCCAAAAACTCCATCGACGTCTCGGCTATAAATTTTCTCATCTTAATGTTTTTGGCGTTTTGCGGTACAAGTCCAAGTTTTAAATAGCATTGTAAACAATACACCATATAATTGTCAAAGCGTTGGAAGTCATTAAGCTCCCAGTCGTCAAACAACTGCCGGTCGAACTCATCGTAAGGCGTTAACGCTTTGCCGTAGTATTGAGCAAACTCAATTTCAAAGCGTCGGCGGTCATGCGAATTCCCCTCACCTTTGATTGCGTAGTTCGTCGATATAACCAACTTGGGACTTTCCTCAACTTTTAATTTAATAGCGTCTTTGTTTTTACGCTCCAAAGTCATTCCCTCGGTTACCAAACTAAATTTACTTTCAAAGTCAAAATTTTGTTTAACGTCGTCAAATACGAGTACTTGCGTTTCGGGGCTGACTGTTTGATACGGGAAACTCTTTTTATCGTCGAACGTCTTGCCATCTAAAATACTGACTTTACGAATTTGTCGTAGGCCTTGAACAAATAGTCCCTTCCCTGTACCTCCTTCAGGATTTTCACTTATAACCTCATCATTTAAGATTATGGCTTTATTATTCATTTTATTTTTATAAGTACTCAAAAGGTAGCCTATAACGCACTCAATTGGCAAAGGCTCACTATTACTTATATTTTTAATAAAAGTAGCGTATTCATTCTCGTATTGCTCCAAATGGACATAATCACGCGGAATGATCTGAGACTTCCAAACGTAGCCATCGACATCAATAAAATCAACCAGTCGGGTTGTGTCTTTGGTTACCTCTAAAATGCCGTTTTCAAATGCGATGTAAGATTTTGTTTTGGTATCTTGGAGCATTAGCAGCTCGACGCTTTCAATCATGGACAAATACGTCTCGCTAAAAATGTTTTGAAACGAGGCGCAGTAATTCCAAACGTCCCACTCGTTGCGTTCTAATAAATAATTTAACACGAAGTCCTTGATTTTTTCGGCTGAGGTCTCGACTACTTTGTTGGAACTTACATAAATCCAAGAGGCTTTTTGAGCGTCTGATTGAAAGTACTTTTTAAAGCCGTTGCGCTCCAAAAATAATTTGTACTTTAAGTTGTCAATCTTTAATTTATTTTTGTCCGTATAGCACCAAAAGTCGTCGTGTTCGGCTACTTCCTTTATTTCGTCGAAAGTACCCTCCGTGATACCGTATTTCTCAATTACTTCCTTTTTACCTCTTTTTAAATCTACTTTAATACTATTTATTTTCTCATAGTTCTCAAAGTATTTGGTGTCAAAATTCCGCTTTTTATATGCGCTTTTAATTGTGGTTTTTGCCTCTTGTTCAGAAAACTCGCCAATCACTACATTGTTTAAAATATACATCTCGCAATTGTACTGGCTTATTCCGTATTCGCAAAACGCACCTGCCAAATCAAATATGTAAGAGTTTCGCTCTCCCTCAACAAAATCCTTTGACCAATTCCAAGACATTATTTTGGTTATTATTTTGTCTTCGTCAGTAATTGGGACAAGTGGCGTTCTCTCGCTTACATTAAATCCCTCGTCTTTTAAGATTGGCTCAAAGATTTGGGCCTCCATATTAACGTAAATGTTTGGATCGTATGACTCAAAGCAAATGCGGTCGACGTTGCAGTTTGAGATATCAAAGTATTCGTATTCAAATTTTTTATAAAATTCCTTAAATACTTTCGGGTGTGTGTCTTTTGTAAGGTCATCACAAACTTTAATAACCCCTTTTATTCCTTTACCACTTGGAGATATAAACAAAAGTACAAAGTGAGGGTTTGACTTGAGCAGCTCCAGTTGTTGATACATTACCTCGGTACTTGGGTACTTGTCAAAGTCGACGACCATAAGTCCCGAATGTTTTTGGAGTGAGCTTGAGTTGCGCTCGTTAAACGTACCCGCAAAAATAATGCAGGGTAAATTGTTTTTTAGCTTGTCGTTGCCGTTTCTAATTTGTTCGACAAGTTCTTTTGATGTCCCCTTTTGTATTCTCTTGACAATCTTATCAAGTGGAACGTGAAACGGTACGTCTTTGGACTTATATAAGTCCTTGAAAACTGATACTATCATTTGTTATTGTTTAAAAAATAAGACCCGATTACCAGCGGTGGTAGTCGCGTGGTAATCAGGCCTAAAAATAAGTTATTTAATGGCTACCACTCCATTTCGATACAAACATAATACTTTTATTTTTATAATCCGCAACACATAGTACACATTTTTTCGCAAAAAGTACCCCCCCCTATCAATTTAATTTTTTTATTTTCCAAGGGCGTATATAGGAACGGCTTAAATGTGTACTTTAAGCATAAAAAAAGCGATCCGTAGACCGCTTTCTCAACTATTTAACCAAACCAATTTAAAACTCTAAGTCATCAACCTCAACTTCAACCTCAATCTCGGATATAACTGGCTCCGATTTTGTGAGGTAAGTTTTTAAATAAGCCTCCAAAGTGTTGAACGCTTCGTCTGCAAGGTCGGCATCGGCCCCATCAAGTGAGCAAAGATAACCAAATTTAGGGGTTGTATATTTAACGCTGCCTTTTTTAGCCTCGTCAAAGCCAACTACCGACACCCACTCGTCAACAAGTCGGCTTTTACTCTTTGCGGTAAAATCGCCCCACGTTTGACAGGCTGCACCTTTAAGTTGTATGTTTGCAATCTCCCCGCCCTCAAGCATTATATAAATACTTTTTACGTAGTGACCTCCTGCGGCCTTTGCTTTCTCTTTGATGTCTTTATAAAGACCTCGCGCAATCTCGTTGCCTTTAAACGGCTTAACGATTAACTCATCCTTTGAGATATATTTAACCTCGTTTGAATAAATCCCGCTTTCGGTTGCATCGTTCCAACCTTTTATGGTATGGAGTTCGTCGAGAACTAAGAATTTAAACGGAAGCTCAACGCTCACGTTTGTCTTGTTCTCTTTGTCGTAGTAAGCAAACGTTTTCTCATTTGATTTCCACTCAAAAAATTTTGTTGCTGGGTTTGTTGTTGGCTGCGAGAATGCAGCGCGTCTGTTTGAAGTACTCATAATATAATTTGTTTTTTGTGGCACGAAATTAGGATGCTCGAGCCTT